GAAAGAACTGCTTGAGGATGCGATTATTATCTATCGTGTCCAACGTGCGCCAGAGCGCAGAGTATTCTACGTTGATGTGGGCAACATGCCTTCACACCTTGCTATGCAGTTTGTGGAGCGTGTAAAAACGGAAATACATCAAAGACGCATCCCATCCAAGACAGGTGGCGGCACAAATGTCATAGACTCAAGTTATAACCCACTGTCAATCAACGAAGACTACTTCTTTCCACAAACTGCTGAAGGGCGTGGATCAAAAGTTGAAACGCTACCAGGTGGCACTAACTTAGGAGAGATTGATGATCTTAGGTATTTTACTAACAAGTTGGTGCGTGGTTTACGCATACCTAGTTCTTATCTACCCACAGGCGCTGATGACGGCGCATCGCAATATAATGATGGACGAGTAGGCACAGCATACATTCAAGAATTAAGATTCAACAATTACTGTGAACGCCTACAATCTATGCTTGAAGAAGTGTTTAACAGAGAATTCAAACTATATTTGCATTCAAAAGGTGCAAACATTGACTTTGCAATGTTTGATTTAAAACTAACACCCCCGCAAAACTTTGCAGCATACAGACAAGCAGAACTAGATAATAATAGAATCAATACATTTGGACAGATGACTGCTATACCATTTGTTTCAAACAGATTTGCACTGAAAAGATTCTTAGGTCTTAGTGATGAAGAAATCAAAGAAAACGAACGCTTATGGAAAGAGGAAAACGAAGATATTATACAAGTAGACGTCGATCCAGCAGGAGAGATGAGAGGCGCAGGAATAAGCTCTGCCGGAATGGCCGGAGACGTTGGAGGCTTGGAAACAGGCTTAGAGGGCGATTTAGGAGGCATTGAAGGCGGTGATGCTACTCCACCAGATACTAATACAGGTGCCGACCTAGGTGCTGCTCCTGCACCTGGAGCAGAAACGACTCAAACGATATAAATAATACTATGCTACTACGTGAATTATATTACTTTGATCCAAAAACAATGGAACCAGTTGAAGATAATACCTACGAAGCCGAGGATGATATCAGTGTGATTACAGTTGATGACAACCGTAAAACTCGTTTAACCTTAAAAGATATTAATCGTGCTCGTAAGGCAAGTGATTCGCACAGAGAAGAAGTAGCAAAAGAACAAGAGTTCATAAAACAAATGTATGGTCAGCCACCTGAAGGAGCAGCAGGCGGACTATAAATGACAGTATCCTTTGTTTTAGGCAATGGTGTTAGTAGACAATCAGTTAAATTAGACAAGCTAAAAGCACATGGTAAAATATATGCTTGTAATGCTGTTTACAGAGAGTTTTCACCTGATTATCTAGTGGCAGTTGACACAAAAATGATAATTGAAATTACAGATACAGGTTATCATTTGAATAACGAAGTATGGACAAATCCCAACAAATTAACCAAAACAAATCCTAATTTACACCTGTTTGAACCCAATAGAGGTTGGAGCAGCGGTCCTACTGCACTCATGCTAGCAAGCAAACATGCTGCTAAAACAATATACATTTTAGGCTTCGATTACGCCGGTTTAGGCGTCGATAACAGCAAAGTAAACAATGTATTTGCTGGCACTAAAAACTATAAAAATGTCAACGATAGAGCTACATATTTTGGCAATTGGGAGCGTCAAACTATGGCATGTATAAAAGAGTTTCCTAAAACTAAATACGTTAGAGTGATAGAACACAAAGAAAGTTTTGTCCCTGATAAGCTAGAAGGATTAGCTAATTTAACGCATATTACACTAGAAAAATTTAACAATAAATTTAATATTTTGTAATAAAATTATAAAATGGGCTGTTTTGACCCCATTTTCTGCGTATTTTTTTCAAAAAGTGTAAATATAATAGACAGCCTTGTAAACATATATAAAGGAGATAAACAATGGCAAAAGCAAACAAATTTGAAGAAATGCTTGAGCGCCTAGTCAATGAAGACAAAGCAGGTGCGGAAGAGCTATTCCACGAAATCGTGGTAGAAAGATCACGTGAAATTTATGAAAACCTACTAGCTGAAGACGAAGAAGAAGTCGATGAAGCAAACGACGAAGAAGTAGATGAGTCCGAAGACGATTTAGACGAAGCTGCTGACGAAGAAGTAGATGAGTCAGAAGACGAGCTTGATGAAGCAGATGAAGACGACTTAGACGAGTCATTTTTTGACGAAATGGGTGGCGATCCAGCAGACGATATGATGGGTGACGTTGAAATGCCAGGCGCAGACGAAATGGGCGCTGAAGATCCAGAAATGGGAATGGGCAGCGAAGACGATGACCTAGAAGATCGTGTCATGGACCTAGAAGACGAACTAGCACAGCTACAAGCAGAATTCGAAGCAATGATGGGTGATGAAGCTGGCGACGACGAAGGCGACGACGAAATGCCAATGGACATGGACATGGATGACGAAGGCGACGACGAAATGCCAATGGACATGGATTCAGAAGAAGGCGACGACGAAGAAGAAGCTGAAGAAGAATCAACTGAAGAAGCAGTTGAAAAATCAGAAACTGAAACAATGCGTGAGTATGTTGAAAAAGTAACTGCAAAAATGGGCGACGATGGCGCAGCAGACGGTAAAAAGTCAACTGTAGCTGGCAAAAACGACATGGGCGGTTCAGCAGCAAGCATAGCACGTAATGATGTTGCAAATGATCCAGAAGCAGGAGCAGGCAAAAAAGTTGCTGGTTCAGCACTAAGTGATACATCTGCAAAAGAAGATTCGCATGGTAACGTAAATGTTCCAGGCGCAAAAGCAGCAACTAAAATGGCTGCAACACCTGGCCACGGCGCTGAGAAAAAGGGCAAGCCAGAGACTGCTGATAAAGGTGCAGGAAGCACAATTAAAGGCAAATAAGGACTGATTGATGAGATTACTAAACGAACATTTGAGTTTCGACCAAGCTAAAATAGTAGTTGAGTCTGCTAATGAAGGTAAAGATCTTTATATGAAAGGTATTTGCATTCAAGGCGGCGTTAGAAACGCAAACCAGCGAGTTTATCCCGTTAATGAAATTGGCAGGGCTGTCACCACGCTCAGCGAGCAAATTAGCGGTGGCTACTCAGTGTTAGGTGAAGTAGATCATCCAGACGGTCTTAATATTAACCTTGACCGTGTGTCACACATGATTTCAGAAATGTGGATGGACGGGCCAAATGGTTACGGTAAACTTAAAATACTACCTACTCCGATGGGAAATCTAGTAAAGACAATGCTTGAAAGCAGCGTTAAACTAGGCGTCTCATCGAGAGGTAGTGGTAATGTTACAGAAGATGGTAGCGGTGAAGTTTCTGATTTTGAAATCATCACTGTAGACGTTGTGGCGCAACCAAGCGCCCCAGGCGCATACCCAACACCGATTTACGAACACCTTATGAATACTCGCGGTGGTTATAGGGCGTTTCAAACATCTAGGGAAGTTCAAGGCGATAAACAGGCACAGAAGTATTTAAAAGAGAGCTTATTAGGTATAATAAGCAAACTCCAATAACGAGGAGAGGATATAAAATGTTAGATGCTTTAAAATCACTCTTCGAAAACTCAGCACTATCAGAAGAAGTGCGCACAGAACTAGAAGAAGCATGGAACGCAAAGGTGAAAGAAAATCGCCTACAGGTCACTGCGGAACTACGTGAAGAATTCGCAAAGAAATATGAGCATGATAAGTCAACAATGGTTGAAGCCATTGATGCTATGATGACAGAAAAACTTAGCGAAGAAATTGCAGAATTCCAAGAAGATCGCAAGCAATTGGCAGAAGCAAAAGCTAAATTTGCAATTGCACAGCGTGAAAATGCTAATCTTATGAAATCATTTGTTAGTGAAAACCTAGCAAAAGAAATCAAAGAACTACATGCCGATCAAAAAGCAACAGCAGACAAGTTTGTTGCATTAGAAGAGTTTGTAGTTGAATCACTTGCAAAAGAACTTGCAGAGTTTTACGAAGACAAAAAAGATCTCACAGAGACAAAGGTTCGCCTTGTCCGTGAAGGTAAAGCACACATTGACAAAGTCAAGTCAGACTTTGTTAAGAAAAGTGCTAAACTTGTATCAGAAACTGTATCTAAAGGG